CAGACTCATTGATTAAATCAAAGTTGCAAGAGAATTTATTAATTGGCTCATTGGCGTAAAGCAAACCACCGGGAGTTTCTAGGTAAACCAAATCCCTTTGATCGCGGTTTAGCTTGCTGGGAAATTGAGCTTCAATTTGATTGATTGAATTTGATATGTCTGTGAGGCTGACTTTAATTTCACCAATAATGTTTGTATCGTCAAAAGCATAGGAAGTGCTTTCCGCTTTGTTAATAACAATTGACCATTTGCCTGACGCTGCGTTGTAGGCGTTCCAAGAATCGCAGGCCAACATGATTCGATCAATGTTAGCCAGGACATTTTGCCCAGTGTCTAGGACGCCGTTAATGCGATACCTAGCCTGGGTTGCCGGGTTGCCGCTGCTGTCGGTAAAGGTAATTGTTTGATCTGCGTAGGTGTTGAGTGCCGTGGCTGATGCACTATCAATTAACGCTGCCGCCATGCCGCCGCCGTACACTTCGTTTCTTACATAATCTGCCCACACATCGCCAGGCTTGGCTGCTCCTGTGCTGTTTAGATTTTGCGTGACGTTAAAAGTTATTGGCTGTAAATTTGTTGTGCCAGCGTCTTGGCTGTAAATCAGTTTAACAATTGCAAAGGCCAGCCCGTTCATTTGCCGGGTGCCTGTCCAGCGTTCAGCAGATGCAATGTCAGAGCCGCCCATGTAAGTGCTTGGCGCTGTGCCGGTTACGTTTGTGATTACCCCTGCATCGGTGGAAGTGTACAAATTAATAAAAAGGAAGCCATTGATTTTTGTATCAACATTTCCTGCGCCATCTGTTAAGCTGACAACTTTGGTTAAATCACTGCCATCAAAAGTAATTATGCGATCACCATAATAAAACTTTGTCCGGTCATAACTAAATTGCCCATTAGGGCTAATGCTGCTAATTGCCAGCACGTAGTACATTGTTTTCTGATCTGTCGTTAGCACAGCATCAACAAATGTGCCGCCCATAAAGGCGCTGCCGTAAACAATCGGAATTGAGTTAGTGGTATTGGGTGCTACTTGTTGTCTGACGCCTTGATCTACTGGTTGGTTTGCTGTTGGATCGTTCGGCGCAAATACCCGAGAAACAACATAGCTAACAGCAAAGTTAACAGCAAAAGTTGAGACTGCTACCGCAAGAGTACCGCCTCCTAATAGTGCTGCGCCATAGGCAATAATTGTTGCAACCATTACTGCACCCTAAAAAATGTTGCTTGCATGGGGCTGTAGCCTCTTTTTGTGTAATCAATCCAAGTATTGTTTGCCATCACAGCGGTGACTGCTACATCAATGCGCCCGTCATCAATTAAATCTGTAGCCAAACGATTAAATTCTTTCCAAAGCCTACCGCCCACAGTGCCGTTTCTATGCTCTGGCTTTACCCACCATGCCAGTTCGTGCAGTTCGTAAACTTCTGGGCACCAGACATTTGTAGTAATCAGCGCCGCAATAAATCCTCGGGATTCATTGTCAATTAAAACGAAGCCACGCCCAGCCATCATTTGCGTCATCAGGTTGGCAACGTGCGTTTCATCATGCGCTGCTGATGCTTGTAGTGCAGGCACAGGCGTCTGCGTGCTGTAGTCCCGCATCATTTGCAGCAACTGCGGCATATCGTGTTTGTTGGCTTCACGAATCATGCGCTATCCCTTCCACTTTCAACAACAGTTGTTTGCATGTTTGAGGTATTGCTACTAACCGTTGCTGATTGCGGCGGTTTGCCAAAGTCAAAATAGGTGGCTGCAATCACCGGCACTCGATTCATGCTAGTGTCTGCTGGGTAGATAAAATTCCACGCCTTAGGAGTCGTTTTAATGCCTTGTATGCGGTTTTCTAAGATGGTTCGGAAACTGGCGCAGGTTATGCCAACCGTAGCAATGCGTGTTCTTAGCTGATCGTTAAAATCCTCAGTAATTGAGCAGTTGCTGACAATGCCTGTATACCGCTTAAAAAACTGTTGGCTAGGGCTGGTAATGATTTGATTGTTGCTGTCCAAGAATCCACGCCAAACATCAATGTTGCTGCCCTTGATATTTGCGGCAAGCACTGTAGCGACATTAGTGCCGTCTACGCCCGTCAAGGAAATTGCCAAATCTGCGCTGCTGGCTTTGATGTTTCTGTCAATTGCACTAATAGATAACAAGCTGCCCAAGTTGCTGAACGTCATGCTGTCTACAGTAATCGGTGCCGCAGCATTGCAAAAATAATAGGTTGTTGTGCTGGTGATAAGCCGTATAAATTCGGCCTGAATAATGGATGGGCTGCTCAGTGCAGCCATTGTGGTAGTCATCCTGTTATGTCCTCAATAAACACAAAGTCACCATCCCATTGCACAAATGCGCCCGAGGTCATCGGGTTTAGTGTGTAGGTTGGGCATTGTGCCGCCAACAAATAAAACGTGCAGTCTGAACCAACTGCGGTTAATGCGTTGCCAATTGTGGGCGTGCCGATAATAGGACGATGCAGGTTGAATGTAATGGATGCGTTGCCTGGGTGTGGCGAGTTACTGCCTAGCGGCACATCTGCAGTAACTTTGTAACTGTAGACGCCGATCTGTAAAAAATCACCGGCTTTAAAAACCAATTGTGTCGATGTTCCATTGGGCAGATTGCCAAGCGTGATTTGCGTGCCGTTATTGCTGTAAGCCGATATTGTCATTGCCGCCACTTGCGCCTGCACCAAAGCGCCTTGGTAAGACGTAAACCAATTTAGCAAGCTGCTGGAAAATGTGATTGTCTCTGGCAGTTGGCGATCTTTGTTGTCGATAACTTGTATCACACTGCGAACTTGCGGGTAATACAAATAAGCGTGAGGCCTGACGGTAAATGACCAGGGCACAGATGTAAGGTATTCGGCAACCCGTACCTGGCCTGATCTGCTAACCTGCTGCCCAACAGTGCGCCGGTTCTGGACGCTAATGCTTTGGCTGATTTCAAAGATGGTTTGAAAACTCATGTTCTTCCCCTGCCAAGCGATAAGTTTTTGGCTCCGTAGGCGTTTGCTGCCCAGACTGCCTTGCTGCTACCAAGGATGCGATCTTCAAATGATTTGGTGTCAATTGCTTGAATATTGTAGTTGGTGATATTTGTAGAGCCGCCCATCATTGCCATAGAGTGATTTGGCACAATTGCGCCAGCACTGCGAGGCACAAACAACTCTGGCCCACGTTCGCCAACTAAATAAGTGTTGTTGCTTTCAACTGGCCCACCATCCGCTTTAGGCCCAGCAAATGGTTCTGCTAGAGATACTGACGGTGAAAAGACTGCTTTTGCAAGCATTGAAAATAAATTGTTTGCAGATGCTTTAAATTGAATTGCAAGCATATCTTTAATAACTGACTTTGCAAAATCTCCAAAATTTAATTTTCCCGTTGTTACAAATTCATCCAATGCTTTTGTCATGCTGCCCATTAATGAATCAAAACCTTTTGCACCAGCCTCAAAGCTGGTTTCCATGTCTTTGCCAAAAGTCTGCGCCCTAAATAAAAATCCATCAAAAACGCCGCCTGATTTTTCAGCCTTTAGTATTCTTGTCCGTTCCAGAATATTTTGCAATGCTTTTTCATTTAGTTTTTCTTCTCTTGCAAGTGCTTCCATCCTGCTCATGCTGTCAAGATTTTTCATTGACATAATGGCTTCAACAGCATCTGCATATTTCCATTGTTGCTCTAACAATTCTTTTTCTTGCTGCAACTCTTCTGCTTTTAAATAAACTGCTTGACGCTCTAATTTAAACATTTCTTGAGCGCGAGTTAAAGATGTTTTGTCTAGTTCTTGCTTTTCTCGTATTGATGTATTGCCTTCTGAATAGAAAGCATTTAAATTAGCAATGGCTATAGCGGCCTCTTCTGCACTTGCTATTTCATGTGCTGCTTGCTCTGCCATATTTTTAAAAACTAATGTTCTTTTCTTTTCTTCGTATTCTTGTTTAAGTTCGTATAATTTTTTATTAAGAATATTAAAATTTATAGCCGTAAATTTATTTACTTCAATTGCATCTTTGTGCAACCGTTCTAAATCTGCCTCTTCTTTTTTCTTTGCATATTCATTTTCTAATTTTTGTTGTTCATTTAAAAATTGATTTGTTATAGAAAATGTTTCTTCTAATCTTGCTTTTTCTAATTCAAATTTTTTTGCTTGTGTTGCCTTTGCTTCCGCAGCGGCTTTATCAGCAGCAGCTTTTGCTGCCGCAAGTGCTTTGGTATCAACACCCGGCGTCACTTGTCTTCTTGCTTCATCCTCTGGAGTAACAATCCTTGGGTCATCAAACCCTATTCCACGTCCTGATACTTTTGGTTCATTGCCTAATAATTTATTTTGATAAGCATCAAGTTCTGCTCTTTCTTTCAATCGTTGTTTAATATATTCTTGATTGTCTTTTACAATTTTGTCAACGCCTTTTGATAATTGACCAGTCATCAAATAGGTTGTTAATGTTTGAACATTTTTTATTGCATGAGTTACTTCAGCAGATATCCCTTTAATTACAAAAGTAACATCAGAAGCAGCGTGCGCTATTGTTTTAAAAGCCGAACCAAAAGCAATACTTAAAAAACTAGTTTCTTTCGTTGCTTCTTTTAAATAATTAGCAAGACTTTTTAATGATGGGCCAATTGATTCAATAATTAATATTGCAACATCTCTACCTACACTTCTAAATGTATCAAATGCTTCTGCTGCGTCTTTAATTGCTTGCTCTTGCTCACGCGTTACGCCTGTTCCTTCTTTAACACCTTTAGCAAACTCCACCATGTCCACGCCTTTGGCAGCTTTTCCAAACGCATCAGCGGCCCTTGCATTTCGTGTTAATGGGTCTTCTATGCTTGCCAGTGCATTAGCCGTTTTTAGCAATAGCTGTTGCGTAGACAAATTTGCAATGTCTTTTAAAGATATTCCTAACTCACTAAATATTTTTTGACTTTCAAATGAACCTTTGGCAGCTTTATCAACAAAATCAGTAAAACTGGAAATCATTTTTCCAGCATTGTCACCTTTGCCGCCCGAAGTTTCTAACGCATTTGTTAGCTTTATAATTGAATCTATTGCTATGTCATTAGCAGCAGCAACATCTGCCAATTCATCCGCATATCCAATAGCTTTATACGTTGCAACAGAAAAAGCTGCTGCAAGTGCTGCTATACCATTTTTAGCAACACCAACAGCAGCTACACTAAATTGATCTAACTTTTTGCCAGCAGCATCTATGCCGGTAATAAACTCGGCGCTGTTAAGACCTAGTGCTACACCGAGCCGAGCAATGTTAGCCATGATCAAATCTTCCTTTGCTAAAGCCTGGTGCCTGCACCATAAAAGCTAACAGGCTGTCGTTGGCCTGCGCTACAAGCTGTTCTTTTGTTGCTGGAGGGTATAAGTAGTCATGTGCTGCGCCAAGCGTACCAGACAGCTTGTAGGGGGCTGCATTGGGCGGTCTTATGTAATTAAAAATGCCCGTTGTTAATACTGCAAGCTGCGCCAGCAATCCATGATTGCCGATTGTTCCATCGGCATAAAGTGTTTGGATTTGCAGCATGGTGATCTGGTCAAGATTGGCAATAGATTCGGGTGTATGCCCGTTAAAGATCATCGCAGCCGCGACTTGTTCCTTTAACGAGCCGATTAGTTTCCCCGTATCTCCCGGTAAATGGGGCTGATTACTTCAGCAATTTTTTCAATCAATTCACGTTGCACACTCAAAGGCCATTCTTGTTCAATCTCAGCGTATGTAATGTCGTCCAAATTGTTGACGGGATTTTCTGCTTGAAGCAGACGCACCATCTCTGTGATACGGGCTTCCATCATTGCTTTGTTTGTCGCTGCCTCACGCATTGAACGACCAGAAACCACCACATCGTTTTCTGTAAAAACCAATTCTGAGTTTTCAACAGATTTAAATTCATTTAATGATTTTGTCAATTCAGTATAAATGTTATCTACCGTTGTGCTATCCGGTTTCATTATTCGTGCGTGTATTGCATCGCTTTCAGATACAAGTGGAACACGAACTTTGAAAGTATGGCCTCCAAGGTCAAATTGTTTAATTCGTAATTGTGCGCTAGTTCCTAATGCGCTTGATAGTCTTGTCATGTTTTCACCTTGTTGTATTGATCTATTCGTCTTGCCAGTATTTTGGCAAGAATGTTTACTGTGTTTTGCGATTCTGATTCTAACGCAACGCGCAAATATGGCTGGGCTGGATTTCTAGCCGTGCCAAATTCTTGCGCTATTGCTCTGGCATCACTAGCAATTCCCATTTTTGCTAACTTTTTGCCCGGTGCTGTAGTCACTAACGATATAACGGTGTCAGTGCTAACAATGTATTTTGATCGCTTGTCTTTGCGATTAGGACGGCGTGCCTCTACTTGCAAACTTCGCTTAAGGCCACCAGTGTCAACGGGTGCATTTGCTCTTGCTTTTGCCAGCACAGGTTTCATTGCTTCCCGTACCGCTGGGACTAATATTTTGCTAGTGGCTTTCTTGTCGCCAATTTCGTTAGCCAACTCTTCAAAAGCAGCATGAACATTGCCGATTCCTTCAAGTTTAAAGCTAACGCCCATATCATCCTCGAATGATATCTTTGTACATCAGGTTATTAAGTTCTACGACAAATTTTACGATCTGCTCTGGCGTCATTGTGTTGGCATGGTTAGCCGCTATTTGATGCACCAGCTGGATGCCTGTCATCTTTTGTTGGGTAAACCCAAACCAATCCTTGCGGGACTCGGCTTGAGTTACCAAAAAGTTCAGCAGATCATTCGTGTTCTGTATCTTGTCGGACATTTTTTTCCAAAAGTTTTAAGCAGACATATTCCGCTGAATCTGTGTCTGCCTTTGCCAGCGCCTCGGCTATTTCCGGTGCGCTGACTACCTGCTGCCGTGCAAGTGCAGCCAGGTCGCCGTAACTGGCGGTCATTTCTGCCAGCACCGCATCTATTGCTGTCATACTGTATTGCTCCAGCCGTACTGGTTGCCACGGGGTTGGATCGTAAAGTTAACTTTGGCCTCGGCACCGGGTGCGCTGTCAATTGTCCACTGGCTGACACGCCCGTTAAAAGCGTAATAGATGGTATTCGTTCCATCAGTTGCGGCAATCACGTAGGTGCGATCAATAGTGCCGTTGTAGGCGTCTGCACGCAGCAACAACAGTACGGTATCGCTTGGGTTCCAAGCTGCTGTAATGCTCATGCTTGTCGGCGCTGATTGAACAGGGATTTTGTCGGATTGACGCGAGCCAGCAACCATGAAGGACGCTACCGCATCATCTTGACCAAAAGCTGGGATTGCTTCAACGGGCACTAAATTGCCGCTGATTGCCAGTGGCGAAATGCTGCCCAAAACGCTCAAGTTTGCAGTCGTGATTGGTGTAGGCGTTGCGCTGGGTTGCGCGTACATTGTGGCGGTAAAGCCGGGTAATACTTTTGTCGGGAGAGCCATGATAAGTTCCTTTGTTGAGAGGGTAAAAAATTTATTGTCTTATCAGGTTGGTATATCTAATGTGCAGTCTAAGATTACTTGTCCGAGTTTCTCATCATTGTCGTATGTGTTGTAAAGCCATTGCACATCGGCTTTGCTGATCTGTATGCCGTAAGTTGCACCGCCAAACAATCCAGAATAGCCGTGGAGCGATTGTAGTATCTGATTGCTGATTGTGAAACCGTCTTCAATAACTTGCGTAAAAATGCTGATTTGAAATACTGGCGTATCAATTCCTTTAACGGATTGGTAAATGCCGGTGTAGACCGGCTGGTGAATGTTTCGCAACATCCAA